CAATTCGCAGATACTGTTGACTACAACACTTTACTTGACACTCGCTTTGAGCGTTCAATGGCAGGTGGAGCATTCAACACGGTATCAAGTGAATTTGATAACGCGGTACTTCAAGACATCTCACCAGCAATTTCCGAGACAATGGAATATGCAACTTGGGATGGAGCAACAACAGCACAAAAAGCGTTGATTGCAGGATTAACACCGGGGGCGGCTCAAGGGTCTATTTCGGCAGGCGCGCAAACATTAGCCGCTGCGATGCCCGTTAAGTTGGTGAACTCGTTACCTGCAATTATCTTGCACAACGATTCAATTTCTAAAGTAGTTCCCGGTGCAGGACTTGGAGATTACAAGAAAGTACTTACAATCACGGCAATTACTAGCGCAAACATTGCGGCTCAGTATGCTTTATTGTATGCCACTCTTGACCCGAAAGTAATGAAGCAAGAGGATATGACTATCTACGCTCCTTTAGCGCATTTGCAGCTCATTAAGATTGCAAACAACTCAGTGGGTGCAGCATCGAATCAGAACTTCTTAGTTGAAGGTGAGAATGTTTCTTACAACGGAATCAGAATCTTGTTCAAGCCTTTGGTTGGATTCATGATAGCAGCTCCAAAGAAATACTTGCACATTCTTATGGATTTGGCTTCGGACATTTCGCAGCTTAAAACAGGTGAGAACGCAAACGGTGCAGAAACCTATTGGTACAAAAACGTACAAGCTTTCGCCACATGGTGTACTAACCAAAGATACATTACTCTTTACGGAGGGTAACCAAATTTAAGGGGTTGGCAAAAGCCAGCCCCTAACTTTTAAAAGAAAAATATTATGGCAGGATGTTCAAACTCACTATTGGTTTTAGACCCAAGTTGTGATGCAATTAAGAAAAAGGGTGGATTTGATGCCACGTTCTTCATCGGTAGTGTTGCTGATTTAGACGCGGTTGCAATTAGCACGACAGGTGAAGTCACAGGATTTACTTTTGCAGCTACAAAAGGCTTCAAGAAAGTAACAGGCAAAAGATTGAAGCATGGAGCTGGTGTAGCACTAGCGGCTGGCGAAGTGGTGAACATGCGAACGCAAAGTTTCAACGCTGTTTTGTACGCGAAATCAGCAGCCGAAAGATTTTCAGTTGAAGCATTGGCGGACGCTGTTGACGTGTTTCTAGTGACGGAATCAAACGCAGGAACTTTTGAGGTTTTTGGAATTGCAAACGACCCAGACGGTCGGTTCGACAATTACGGAATCAGCACAACGGCAGGAGATTGGAAGTACGGTGTAACTATCAATGATGATACGAGCATAGCAATGACCTTTGGAGGTGACCTTCCGAACGCTGCTTTGGTATTCAACGAAGCTGAAACGGTTGTAACTAACCTTGCAACCTTAAACGCGTTGGTTGTTTAATGAGATAAAGAGGCGGGTTGAAATAGCAATATCCCAACCCTTTGAGAAGTCAGATAAAAGCCTCCTTGTGTTACTACATAGGGAGGTTTTTAATTCTCAATTATGCTTAACTTGCAAGAACGAACAAATACTAGCCTACATTGAATTGAGTAGACTAATAACACCGAAAAAGATGAGTAAAGGAAAACAAAAATACAGCTTCAATCCAAAGTTCAAAGGCGTTGAAATAATGCTTAAAGGACATGGACGAATCACATCTGAAACGCTTACAGATGACCAAGCAAAATCGATGCTTAAAGTTCATGGCTTTGCACATTTAATTGTGGAGGTTGCAGAACCAAAGGTTAAATCTGAAAAAAAGGCGTAACCCGTGGCTACGAATAAAAGCAAACGTAGGATTAAAGCCGTTCAGACTACGAACACCCGTAAGTCTGATAATTTAATGAATCGTGCCGCTATTATAAACCATAATAAGCAAGCGAAAAGGTACGATTACGGGCTAAATAACTTGTTACCTAACGAGTTGTTATGCGCTATTGAAGCAAGTGTAACAGCTTCAAGTTGTCGAGAGGTAAAATCTACGTTTATTAAAGGCAGGGGCTTTGCGGACAAGTCTATTTCATCTTTAAAGCTGAATCCAAAGCAAACGGCTAACCAATTACAGGCTGAACTATGTGATTTTGCAGGTTTGTTTCGTGGCATTGCGCTGAAAGTTATCTACAATGTACTTGGCGAGCCATTCAGGGTGTATGCTTTAGAGTTTGAATGTGTACGCGCAACGGATGAGGGCGGTTATTACTTCAATAAAGAGCTGGCAGACGGGAAAGACAAAAAGGAAAACCGTATCTATATGGATGTTTTCGACAGCCACGAAACATCAAATAGCCGACTACGTAGGATTACAGAACAGATTGAAGAATATGGCTATCAGATAGGCGACATTGTCTATCATTTCGAGCAAAAGGCAGGGCAAAAGATTTATCCAAAACCTGTTGCATGGGCTGCAATGGAAGAAATCGAGAGCGATGCAGCACTTGGTCGGTTGGATTGGCGCAACGTAAAGAAAGGATTTCGACCAGATGCGATATTAACAACGGTTGGAAAACTTGATAACACCGAAGAAGACGAAAGTGGTAGAACGGAACAGGATTATTTTGATGAAGAACTAGAACAGTTTTCAGGTGAAAACGCTACATCATTATTAAATATTCAAGTTGGCAAACTAGAAGAAGCACCTACATTAATAACCTTCGATTCCGAAAAGCTACTCAACGCAACCACGCAAGCGGTTGACAGGGTGGGTAGAAGGGTTTGTCGTGGAATGGAAGTGCCTACTATACTTATACCGGGCTTTGCTCAAAGTGGACAACTTGGGAACACTCAGGAACTACTTAACACGATGAAGTTATTCGGGTTAATTTCGTTAGATATTCAGAGATTAGTTAGCGAAGCATTCGAGATGGTTTTTCCTTTACTTGATTGGGCAATTGAGCCACTAGAATTGATTGAAGATACTCCTGATTGGTTGGTTGCTAAGTTAACAGCAGACGAGATTAGAGAGCTTGGAGGGTATTCTCCAATTGACGAAGAAACAGGCGCGAGTAGCAGCGCAACGGCTGACGCGCTTGCAGCACTATCCCCATTAGTTGCAACCAAGGTGCTTGATAGAATGTCAACCGAGGAAATTAGAGGCTTGATTGGTTTGAAAGGAAATCCAATATTACCTGAAGAAGAAACACCATGATTGACAAGCAATATTTAGTTGACTCGAAGGTAATACCCTTAAACATCAACGTTTCAGATGACAAGGTGCTTCCATATATGTACCCCGTATTCGAGGAACTGCGTAATACTTTACCTGTTCTACTTTACGCGGCACTTGACGCTTTGAGTCAGGAATATGTAAATGGATGGAGCATCACAAATACCTACGTAACTGATGAAAAAGTAACGGTAATTGAAACGGGCGTTTTAAAAATGTTCAAGGCGGCACGAGGCAACAGCGATTCAAAACCAACCACGGCAAATACAGCCCATTGGAGAGAGGTGCAACTCGGAACTTTCTTAGTTGGTTACGTTCAACCATACTTAGCGCATTCAACGTTCTACGGTTACTCAATCAATAGCGGTGTTAACGTTAGCCATCAAGGATTGCAGCAGATTTCTAACGAAACGGCTTCTCCCGTAACAGGCAATAACCTTCAAGCGTTCTTAAATTACTGGAAGAACCAAGCCAATTTAAAGAGACGTTCAATGCTCAATCATTTGGACACCATGAGCAATACTTTAGACACGGTTGGGTACTTGAAGATTGAAGAAAAAAAGAAAACCACATCCTATCAGATTAGAGGGATAGGAAAACAGATAGACAGATTACCAATCAATAAAGACTTATACTATTATGGCGGTAATATTTAATCGAGTTACTCTAAAATCCTACTTTGATTCGGGAGATGCACCAAGTTCATCGCAGTTCAGGGCTTTCATCGATGCAATGGCTATGAAATACACGGAGGTTGTGACGCTGGCATCAAATACAGATACAACCATTACACATAGTTTCGGTGAAGAGGTCGGGATAGTTCAGGCAGTAGATACTGACGGAATTGCAGTCGGTGTTAACTGGCGTTTAGATTCATTAGACCCAACTAATAAAGTAATAATCAACAGCGGAAAAGCCTATTCAGACTTATCTATTACAATGCTAACAAAATGAAAAACCTAATTCTATTTGTATTGCTGTTTGCTTCAATAGGAGCAAGCGCACAAAACCAAGATGCTAACCCTTATGGCGGCATCTATTACAATGACAATTCAAATTACAGAATGAGTGGTGCAAATGGACTCCCAAGAACAGACCACGCTAATATTGACACGCTAACCAATGTATTGAAAGGGGATTTGAGGTTTGATACTTTGAACGCGGTTGTGGTTGTTTACGATGGCACCGCTTGGGTATCTCAAAACAACACAGGTAATTGCGCTTGTATTAAAGAAGCATCACTAACCATTGCAACGGCTGACGTTCTAACGTTAAATTCAGCACCTATTGAGATAGTTGCGGCTCCTGGGGCTGGATTTGCTATTGAGGTGTTGAGTGCAAATGTATCAATGACGTACAATTCTTCAGCATACGCTACCAATACAAATATCATCGTTAAAACTAATGGCGCAACTGACGAGCAATATGGGGCGGCTGTTCTTAACGCTACTGTTGATATGCAAAAAAAGCTACAAGAGATAACTACAACAACGGCAACTGATACTCAGATTATTGAAAACGCAAGTATTCAAGCATCCGTAAGAACAGGCAATCCAACCGCAGGAAACTCCGACATTAAGGTTTACCTCACTTACAGAATCATTGAGTTGTAATGGACTTCCTCAAAGAACTTTTAGACCCTAACGGGAAGTACTCAACCACCCGTGCCACGGTCATTTGGCTAGTTGTTAACGCTGCGTTCATGGGTTGGTACGTTATCATATTCGGAACGGATTACGCAACGGAAGCCACTATGATAATGGCAGGAGTGACGGCTATTGCTTCGGCATTAAAGGTGTATCAGAAATCACAGGAAAAAGATAGTAATTAGAAATGGACAGTTCAACAGTATTTTTAGAAGCTGCAAAGGTATTGGGATTTGGAACGGGTGGCACTTTTGTTGGCTATTTTGCGCAAAAGCAAGCGGCTAAATCTGAAGCGATAAAAGAACTTCAAGTTATTAAGACCGAATACAAAGAGTTTGCTGAGTTTACCAAAAAGGAACTAACCGAAATCAAGCTGGAGCGCAAAGAGTGCGCCTCTGAAAATGCCATAATGCTTGATAAAATCAACCTTCTAAATTTGGAGGTAAACGACCTGACTATGGCAATGCACAATATAATCGGCACAGCAAAGGGAAAGGAGAAACCATTGAACAAAGGATAATGCTATGTTTACACCATGAAAAAACTAATTCTATTACTTTCAATCGCTGTATTCGCTTCTTGTAACAAGACAGAAACCCCCGAACGATGCGCCCAATGTCTTAAATTAAACGGTCAGCTTTGGTCTTTGGTTTGTGAGAGCGAACTCGACACAATGACTATTAATGAATACGTAGCTTATTGGGATAACGCGGGTGACTTAAATTGTGCCATTAAGTAATGCCAACAGCGGCACAAATAGTTTCTTCCAAATTAGAAGCACTAGAAAACGTTCCGAAAAACTGGGCTAAGTCAATTGAGGGGTATCAACCAAAACTATTCGCTAGGCTTTCACGGTTACTCGCAGACCTAGAAACGGTTGACGGCTCACTTGCAATGAGCGTTAACAACCTCACTTCAATTGATACAATATTAGTTGAACTGAGGGCGTTTATGACCCAAGGCGAATACGTTAAAATCGTTTCTCAGTTCGCTAACGAGTTCACTATCCAGCAAGGGGTTACAGCTTCATACTTTGGAACGTTAGGAGTTGAACCGATAGTCACACCATTTGCCGCGCAGTTGTACCAAGCAAACAAGGCGATAGCAATAGATGGAGTACTAAGCAACACGGCTTTAGATAGCATGTTATTAGACCAAGTGCGAAACAATCTAATTGAGTCCGTTGGTAGCAATGCTAGCTACACCTCAACGCTAGATGGATTACGCGGTTTGGTTGAAGGAAATGCAGAACGCGAGGGGCAACTATTACGTTACTCAAGACAGATTGTAAGCGATACGTTCGCCACCACTGACAGGGCTTACACTCAATTGATTTCTGAAGAGTTGGGTTATCAATGGTTTAGGTGGTTAGGCGGTAAGATGAAAACGACCCGTTGTTTATGCTTGAATCTTAACGGTAGGTACTTACATAAAAAAGAAATTGAACAGATAGGGTTGGGCAACCTAGCCATAATCGAAGGGCTTTCAACTTGCAGAACTACTAACGGTTGGGCTGGTGCAATGCCGAATACTAACTCTAAAACGATATTCACGGTAGCTGGTGGGTATAATTGCCAGCATTCGATATTACCTACGTCTACGTTCTCTGTTCCTAAAGAGGACGGTTTGAGGGCTTACAATGGCGGTTACTTCAAGCCTACTAAAACGGAACGGGAGTACTTTGGGATTTAGTATATTTGGATAAATTAAATTTAAAACGATGAAAGGAAGCGAATTGAGAATAGGGAATTTAATTTTATGGGCGCGTGGCTCTGTAAAGGTTTCTGCAATATTAGAGAGCGGTCTAATTAGAATCGAAGGCAATAGCAGCGTCTTTGGTGTTGAAGGTAGTGAGCCTTGTTTGTTGCCAATCCCACTCACAGAGGAATGGTGTAGCCGAACAAAATTTCATGTTGATATTACTGAAAACATTATAATTTGGACTGATGGCGATAAGGTTTTTATGGAGCAGTACGGT